GAAATGAGGGTAGGTCGCCCTGCGTGTTCGACCTACCCTCAAACTTACACCGATATTGCTATCGGTTGCACTACCTCAAACTTATGGTTGGAGGAGGTGCTTGATGTGTGATGTCTGTGGCAAATTGCCGTCAACACGGAATGTTGCACGGAACGTGACAAGACCGCTGTTGAATGCGTAGTCATCGCTACGATCCAAACGGAGGCCACCAACGGTTCGTACATAGTACGAAGGCAAGTGTCCAACGATGACAGACTTAGTGGTTGTTGCTACGTCAACCATTGATGGGTTTTCGTAGATTGGCTTACCAAGCAGCATGTCTGGTGATTCAAGTGACAATCCAGGTTGGAATACATAATTCCCCGCTGAGTCTTTGAGTTTTCTCACAGCACCAACTGACTTGCCGTTCATCATCCAGCCAACACCTGGAAGGTTGCGAGCTGCACCATCCAAGCTGTAAAGCAAGTCAATGAGGTTGTCTGCGGTGAAAGCGGTTGCGGTACCTGCGGTGCCACCAACAGCCGATGCGGTCACAATGCCCTTAGGAGCATCAGTTCCCGAACCAACAGTCAATGCTGAACCAACAGCGTAACCAAGTGCGTTTCCAACCTGATCACCCAAGAACGAGAGCATGTCCACGCCAGCGTCTTCGAGAAGTTCCGTTGAAACTTGTACGAGGAAGCTGTACTTGTATGCGCCCAAGGTGATGAACGAGTTGAATACTGGATCGGATTCGCCGATTGCTGAACCTTCGCCAGTTACCGTACCTGTTGAGTAGGTCGACAACGATGGAATCTGAAGGTTTTCGCCACCTGCGGTGTTCAACACAGTTGAGGTCTGAAGTACTGGTGCAATCAAGCGAGCCTTCATGATGACCTGATCGTAGAACGATGTAGGTACTGGTGCGCCCGTGCTGGACTTGATGATGTCACGACGCTCAAACGCATGGCTGCGCTTCTCGCCGAGAACAAGTGAACGCAACTGTGCTGCGTCATCTGCTACTGGTGCGCCAGCTACAGGACGAACCTGGTCAGCGATTTCACGGGTAGCTGCGTCCATGCGAAGTTCACGAGCTTCGTCTTCACGAAGTTTTGCAATGGTCTGCGCACGTTCGTCCAATTCCTTCGAGATGCGCTCGTAGGTTTGGGTTTCTTCTGCTGTCAAGTCACGCTTCTCTGCGGTGGCCTTATCCAAGATTGACTTGGCTTCGTTCCATGCACGATTGCGAATCTCGACTTGGCGGTCGATGTATTCTTTCATGATGTTTTCCTTCTCCCCGTAGGGATGATGTTGATGTTTGGATACGCAGGAGATTTAACTAACAATCTGGTACGGCTCCGTACACAGCAACATCGAAGGAGGCTCCTCGCATTCGACGCAGTAGGGAAAAGATTACTAGAAGTTCTTTAGCAATTCAAGATGTTTCGCCAACACACCAACGCTCGCTGGAGCAGCTTGTGGTTGTGGCTCAAGTTTCGCAACAGTTTCACGCAACAACGCTGCATGATCAGGTGCCAATGTTTGACCAGATTCCAAAGCCAAAATCGCTGAAGCAAGCTGATCAGCATCAACACCTGTGCGAGTAGCCAAAGCATCAAAGCTACGAACAGAAGCCGAAGTCGCTGCATACGCTGGGAAACCAGTTACGACAGAAACCTCAAACAAACGAATCTGCTTCAGTTCACGACGAGTGCCATCATCAGACCAACGATCCCCACCCTGAGGAACCGTGAAACCAAACGACATTGAGTCAACATCTTTACGCTGCATCAAAACCGACAAATCACGTCCTACTGTGGTGTCAGGCAAATCAGCATCCACCAACAAACCTTTTGAATCTTCCTGAAGACGCAAAGTCTTAGCCCTAGTCGTAGCTAACAACATTGACGAATCATGATTCATGTACATCCGAATATTGTTTCGAGACTTCAATGACTTAGCGAATGCACCAGGAGCAATGCGCTCAATGAATGGCAACGGTTCAGAATCAGAATTAAATACTGCTGCATAACCACTAAAGGTCATACCGTTTCCTTGAGGTGCTGCACGAAGTTCAAACTCGTTGAACGTGATGCGACGTGTTTCAACCTGATCAGTCATACCTGAAACATTATCAAACGCAGGTTCAGGACTGCGATGAAACGCTGGTGCTTGACGCAAAACTGGCATATCACCAGTCTTAATAGTTTTTGGGTCAAGGGTCTTGATGCCTTGATTTGAATATGCTCGACGTGAAGCAGGGTCATTATCTATTGCCAAAACCACATTCTGTTCAGACAGAATGTCAGCAGCCTTATTGCCCTTATATTCAGGCGAAGGGATAGATAAATCTTCATTGAACTCAATGTCGTCGTAACGAACCCCAGCCTCTTCCAGTTGGGCAACAGTTGCGTCTTCCTCGTCTTCCCCTCTTCCAGTTACGATATAGATGTAATACTTTTCCCATAAAGCATTGACATAATCCACATTCTTTTGAATGCCTTGACCACCAGCAATAAGTGTCCCGTCAATATCAACAATCACAACATCTTCTGCATTGGAATTTCGTTGAGATGTTTCTTCATCGTTTTTAATTGCTTCAGCTTTACGAGCAAACCACGTCATCGCAGGTTCAGGATCAAGCGGATTGATCCCCCACAGATAGAAGGCCACAGCTCCAGCACCAGGAAACTCATCGTTATTCGGATCAGAGTTCTTCGGTGCATCTAAATCAACCAGATGACGTTGACCCCAAGCATTAGCTCTAATCACCTTATCTTCGCTGATATTGCCATTAGCCATTTCACGGGCTTCACGAATCGTCCGTTCAACCAGCCCATCTCCACCTAAACCTTCAGCGTTATATTCCAAACCTTTAGTAGCAGCATCCTGAATATAGGTTGGCAGGTTCAATTCAACTGCACGTTCTCCACCTGGTTCCATATCCTCGTCAAGAGAGATGGCAACCATCTGGTCGATGGCATCTTGTTTATTTTGATGACAGCCCATGACTTCGCCATCTTCTTTTTCTACAGCCCAGCCATCGCAATCAGGATTTGTGTTTGAAATAAAGTAAGGCATCAGACAGGCTCCGTCATCCAAGAAATAACATGACCAACTTTGGTTGCTACGCAATACAACAAATCAGTTGGAGTAACTGTAAGTTGCAACATCACACCTTTATCAAGCATTAAACCATTACCGATAGTTACTGCTGATCCACCAATAAATACAGCATCAGTATTGTCGTTGTTATGAATATAAAACCGATACGGGTTACCGCCGTAATGATTCGGTAAAACCCCATCAATAACTGTCGCTACAGTTCCAACAGCCATACTTCCAGAATAAAAAGCCATTATCCAACCTGATATGCAGAAGAAGGATTATCAGGAGCAACAGTCGAAATCTGTTGCAACTGGCTTGAAGGCAAACCAGTATGACCAATCGCAGGCAGACCAACGGTAGCCAATACCTCAGCAGGGTCAAAGCCAGCCAAAATCAAACGCTGAGCAATCTCAGCTTTCGACTGCATCTCAGCCAGGTTCGCTGCATTGATGTCCACGTTGGCTAGTGGCACACGATACGAGTCACCACCATCGACTGGTGCCATATCCTCAAGACGATGAATGTCATTGATTGACAAGAAACCAGATTGCAGACCTGTTGAGAATGAGGCATAACGTGATGCTTGGTCACCACGCAACAAACCGTCCACGTTGAACTTCATAAACGCACGACCATCAAGCAAACGGGAATAGCCTTCCTCAATTTTTTCAATGTAAGGCCTCAGCGTATGGGTCACATACTGGATGCCATTCTGTTCAACGGAGGCATATGACATTGCACCAGGCGTAGTCACACCCAGCATTGATGGAGGCACACGGAAGATACGAGCAATCTCTTCAACAGCAAAACGACGGGACTCTAGGAATTGTGCTGAATCATTATCCACCGTTGTTTTAGTAAACTTTGCTCCACCAAACAAAACACCAGGACGATGCGACCTGCGCAAACCCTTATGGCCTTCTTCAAAACCTGACACCAAATCCTTAGCTTGCTCACGGGTCAGGTTGCCAGGGAACTCGATGATGCCTGAAGCTGATGAACCTTGACCGAAGAAACGTGCAGCGAACTCCTCTAAAGCTTTAGCAAGCCCAAGATTTTCTTTTAAGAAATCTATTCGTGAAACACCACGCAATTCACCAGGTAAACGAAGTTCGGTGATATGAATCATGTCTTCAGCTTGAATCACATCACGATTCTCGTAAACATAAATCGGACGACGAGTTGCACGATCACGACTGCAATCAACACGCTGCGGATTCAATACAACCAAAGCAGCAATACCCTGATCGTCACGCACAATACGAGTGAACGAGTTACCGTTCAACATCAAAGAAACAAGCACCTGCTGGAAATGCTCTATACGAGTCACACCAGATTCAGGGAAATCTAACCATTGTGGACGAGGACGATAAGGGCGACGAGTCCCATCAAGTCGAAGAAACGTGTCAACTGGAAGAGTTGAAATTGAATCCGAAATCATGCGCACACACGCATACACCGCTTCAATCTTCAGCGAATCTTTTTCAGTAACAACCGTTCCGCTATTTGTTGTAACACTAAATCCGTCACCTAACGCAAACAAAGACTGTGTAGATATTGCTCGGCTTTCGTTGCCATCACCTAACAATCTTGACAACATCATCGGCCTTTCCGACCACGCTCATACGCAGCCGTGAACAATAAAACTGACAGGCCAACAAAAATCAGCCCTAATGGAATTGCTATCAAGAATAGTCCATAAGCGATGAGCAGGATTGAGAAAACTTCTAGCAGGAAAATAAGCATGACTCTAGACTACAAAGAACC